GTTGCACCTGAAGTATTTTTTACTTCAATCGTTTCATAGTGATGTATGTTTGCTAATGATGCTTCATCACCATACTTATCAATCAGGAAGTTATAATATGATTGTTGAGTCAATGGCCATTCTGTTTGGATATTGATGATGTTGTTTGCAATCAAAACCAACCAATCTAATGTTTCATCTTCATAGAATTTATACGCTACATTGTCTGGTCTTTCATCACCAATGATTTGATACTTAGTAAAGAACGATAGATCACCAAAAATATCATCACGAAGTTTACCGCGCTTGAAAAGGTTTTTTACTTTTGAATAATCCGATATTGAACGACCCTCATTATTAGAGTTTGGATATTCAAAATCTGGAACTTGACTGAAGTAACTTGGCATTTTAGAAACCTATCTCGTCGTCTGCTATGTCTTTATAATCACTTTCAAATATTGGTTCAAGTTCGCTAAATTGTAATGTTATTTCATAAGAAGTCATAGTTCTAAGACTATCATTAAATGTCATATAACTTCCATCTGGAGTGTAATTTACATTACAATTAATTAGAGCACAAGTTTTAATACGATTAATTGATGGATGATCTGTATTAGATCCATCTAACATATATTTAATGTCAAAAACGTGAGGACTTTTTAAAAATATTGTATTAGTTTCACGAACAGCCATTCCTTGTTTAAAAAATCTTATAATACTTCTAACTTGTTGCGCTTCTTTTGCGCTTCTTGGCGACATTCTAAATGTAAAACTAAACGGTCTTAATTGTGGTCCTTGGAAAAGCAATTCTAAGTTTGGATTTAATACTGCTCCTGTAGTTCTAGATAAAAGACCCTGAAGACCAAGAGCTTCTTGTGCTAGATAAACATTTGCACCTGCACCAAGAGCTGCTCTATTTTCTTTTAGTCTTTGAAATGCTTTTCCTAGTTTCGCGCCTGCAGAAGTCATTAAGCTTGGTAGATCTGGCTCAGACATTAAACTTAAAGATTCGCTAACAGCATATGCTTCGAGGGCATTTAAACTTAATCCGGACCAATTTACTGCATTGTTATCAGAAATTATTGGTTGAACGGGAAGAAAAACAGAACCCAAAATATTTGATGGTATTCTCTTGATAGATTTTTCTGCATTAAGATTTGGATTAATTTCTACTGATGGCGCATCCCTCATAGTAAATTTAATTATATCTTGTCCATTCTCATTTGTTTTTAAGTCAAGTGGATAATAATAAGGACCATAACTATTTCTAACCGTTTTTGCTTGAATACTTTCCGATAAATTTAATGTCTCTAGATTGCTAGGTGCTGGTTCTATTGCTGCTAAATTAGTTCCAAGAATATCATTTATTTTTGAATTTCCTCCTCCAGCAACCCCACCTATTCCTCTGTTAACAACTGGAACTGCTTGATTTGTTATTAAATTTGTTGCATTAAGTGTACCTGAAAAATATTGTGTTTCTTCTGTGCTAGCGCCTCCACTAGCAGGAACAAAAGTTCCTTTCTTTGGAATTTCTCCTATTTTTGTATCTACAAAAACTCCGCCGCTTTTACTTTTTCTGAAAATATTTGTTGTTCCTGTATCGGTTACCGTTACATAATAACCTGCTACATCTGGCACTGAATTGTTTGGAATAGTTAATGGAAAATATTGTGGCGGATTATCTTGATAAGTAGCCATCAGAAATCCTCCCCACCCACAAGAGGATTATTCATCTCAAATTTTTGTAGAGTATGAGACATTTATAGACTTTTTCTTTATTTATTAAGGAACCTGCCGTAGTTCAGTGAACGCAAATAATCTATCTCATTATTTTTGATGACATGTAGAAAACCTTCTACTTCCAACCAAGTATAATTTCTAACAGAACCCCAATGAAAGTTTAAACCACGAAATCCCCACCGCTGAACATCAACACAAGCAATTAATGGGAACTGGTCAAATTCAATATCTTTTGATTTTGGTGTGTATATAAAGGTATAATATTTTCCAACATCAGGTATAATTTCAGTTTCACGAAAGACACTAATAACTTCAAACATAATATCATCAGACTCAACTAAACCTTTGACTCTTCTTTTAAGGTCATTGACTCTTGGTGATGAGGTTTGAATGTCTTGTCCGAAACCTTTAGCCATTACTTAATACCTAAGTGGTCTTCTGTGATGATTTTAAATTCAATCATTCTATCTTTACACCATTCGTCTGCTGCTTTCCACTTTGCTTGATTAACAGCATAGGTTTTTACTTCACTAATATATCTTTTTGTAGTTCTACTTGGTTTCTTTGGTTCTCTAGTTTGCTTCTTTGGTTTCACTTCAATCACATAGGTTTTAATATCACCCGATTGTTCTTTAACCTTAATGATAAAATCTGGAAAGTATCTATGAACCCTACCATCAACAGGTGAACGATATGGAATACAAAATTCTTCTGAACCCCACGCTACAATATTTTCATTTAGGTCACACCAGTTACAAAAGCGTCTTTCCCAACTGCTGCGACATATGATATTGTTTGGATCACCTTTATATTTTTTGGGAAAAGATGGTTTGTATTTGCTCTTAATACTTTCTCCCATAACTTGTCTACATAATATATACGGTCAACAAATATTTATAGATGGTAGCGCCAAATCCCAAAACACTGAGCGTATCAGATATTAAAAGTAAGTTGTTAAATCCAGCACTTACTTCACATTTTTTGTGTGAATTTAAACCACCTTCTATTAATAATACATTTAGTAATTTTGTAAGAGAAAGAGTTACGGCTGGATTTGTTGGTGCAGATTATTCGAATATTGACAATCAAGATTTGATTACTTTGTCTTGCTCCGAAGCGTCATTGCCTGGTTCATCATTAGCAACACACGAAATTAATAATGACTATACTGGTGTAACAGAAAGACACGCATACAGAAGACAATATGATGACCGTGCAGATTTTACTTTTTATATTGATAAAGAATATAAAATTATAGATTTCTTTGAAAACTGGATGTCTTTTATTGTTGGCGAACAAAATATAGACAATCAAAAAGATAGAAATTTTAGTTATCGTGCAAACTTTCCTGAAGATTATAAAACAGATACTCTTTACATAACAAAGTTTGAAAAAGATTATTTGGGTAGGTATTTGCAATATCAATTCATTAATGCTTTTCCTATTAGTATGAATTCAATACCAGTTTCATATCAAGCATCAGAACTTTTAAAATGCACCGTATCCTTTACATATAGTCGTTATGTAATAACAAAACCATTTAGTACATCAAGTGTTACTAGTGATCCAACTGCTGGTGCTACTGATTTGCCTACGAATATTACTTCTACCTTACCGATTGCTTAATAAATAACCATACTGAAACTTCTATAGGACATTATGCCTTTACCAAAGATTTCTACACCAACATATGAGTTGGAATTGCCCTCTACTGGAAAATCAATTCAATACAGACCATTTCTAGTTAGAGAAGAAAAACTATTAGTTCTTGCATTAGAAAGTGAAAATACAAAAGAGATTACAACTGCGATTAAGAATGTAATCAAGGCGTGTATTCTTACCAAAGGTGTTAAAGTAGAAACACTACCAACATTTGATATTGAATTTCTTTTCTTAAACATCAGAGGCAAATCTGTTGGGGAAGAAATTGAAGTTAATATTATCTGTCCTGATGATGGGGAAACTTATGTTCCTGTGAAAATTAATATTGATGAAATTGGTGTTCAAAAGAACGACAACCATACTAATAAAATTCAGGTTGATGATAGTATTGTGATGGAAATGAGGTATCCATCATTAGATCAGTTTATTAAGTCTAACTTTGATTTCTCTGATGATGCACCGATGGATCAATCATTTGATTTGGTTGCAACTTGTATTGATAAGATTTACACAGAAGAAGAAGTTTGGACTGGTTCTGATTGCAGCAAGAAAGAATTGATTGACTTCCTTGAGCAAATGAATTCATCACAGTTCAAGCAGATTGAACAGTTCTTTGATACTATGCCTAGACTTTCTCACGAACTTAAAGTTACTAATCCAAATACTAAGGTTGAAAGTACTGTTGTTCTGGAGGGACTTTCAAGTTTTTTCGCATAGGTCTTTCCCATATGGATCTAGAGACCTATTACAAGTTAACATTCTCTTTGATACAGTACCATAAATATTCATTAACAGAGATTGAAAACCTCATTCCTTGGGAAAGGGACATTTATGTT